CCGCTGCTGCCATCACTTACATTGCTACTAAAAGCGGACTTGATGTGCGCGCCTACGGCATTAACGAGGCGATGATCGCCGGTGTGATCTGGGGCATTCTTGACATCGCTGTCACAAAGCTGCCCGCGAACATCATCAAAGACTACGGAGTGCAAATCCAAAAGCTGCTCAACGCCTACAACCAAGGCGCGCAGCTCAAGACTGACGGCTTTGTTGGCCCTGTGACTGTCGCGCAGGCAGAGGCTGAACTTCGCGCACGATGATCCCAAAAGACCGTCCACGCATCGAGCGCAAGACCACGGAGCAGCTATTGCGGCTCCGCAAGGTCAGCGATCCGGTGTGCCTAGTCGGCATCCGCGGCTACTACCGCGATACGATGGGCGCGGTCGGCAAGAATGACGTTGGCCTTTACGATGACGCTATCGTCCTCGTCTCGCCCAACGCGCACGTTGCATTTAACGCCAACGTGGACCCAAGCCGCCTCGGCTGGAACGCTAACGCCCGCAAACCGATGGCGCAGCTCAAGTCCGGCGTCTACCGCTACAAGATCGGCCAGCACGGCATCAGCCGCGGCAACCCCTACAAGGCGCTGGTGCAGGCTGGGCCGGTGACTGTCCTCCGCGGCACCGGCGAAGAGACAGGCTACTTCGCCATCAACATCCACAAGGGCAACCGCACCACGACCAGCAGCGAAGGCTGCCAAACAATCCCGCCGCAGCAGTGGGACGCTTTCATCGCCCTCGCCGAGTCCGAAATGAAACGCAACAACGCCAAAACTCTCAGCTACGTCCTCGTTAACAATGCCTGAGACCTGCCATGACAACCCACTTCTCTATTTCAACGGTCGCCGCTGGGTCACTGCGCGGCCGGTGTGCTGTCTTTGGGAAGGTGTGCTCATTGAGGTTCCGGCAGGCTTTGAGACCGACCTCGCCACAATCCCCTTCCCGCTTACTGCAATTTCGCACCGCTTCGGCCCCTACAACCGCGCGGTCATTATTCACGACTACTGCTACGCTGTCCTCGGCCGCGTGGCAGACGGCATAACCATGACCCGCAAAGAAGCAGACGCACTTATGTATAACCTCATGCTCCAAGACGGCACACCTCGCTGGAAGGCGCAGATGATGTGGGCGGCCGTGCGCGTTAATCCGCAGGTTTGGGGAAGATTTTAATGTCATTAGAAAGCCCAATACTGCGCGATGGCGATGCCGGTTTTCTCGGCTTCGCTTCGCGCTTGAATCCAGTGACCCTGCCAGCAGGCATGTTGCAGGACTCGGTGAACATGCGGCTGGACCGCGGCGTGGCAACAACCCGCAAGGGCAGCAAGCGCCTCACCGACACCATCGGCACGACCGGCGCCCCGCTGACTCTCGACTTTACCCTCGGCACCGACAAGACCGTCACCTCGATCACCCGCGCCTCGACCACGGCCACCGTCACCGCGACCGCCCACGGCTTCACGACCGGCGACCAGATCAACATTCGCGGCGCCGATCAGACCGACTACAACGGCGACTTCCTTGTCACGGTCACGGACGCCAACACTTTCACCTACACCGTCAGCGGCAGCCCCGCGACACCGGCCACCGGCACCATCATCGCTAACAACGGCCCCGAAGTGCGCGACAGCTATGACGGCGGACTTTACGCCGCCACGGTCTTCGCCTCCCAGAACTACGACAACGCCAGCGAATACATCGCCATGGCCGGAAGCGACAGCGTGACCTTGTGGAAGCAGGGCGCCAGTCCGGCGGTCAAATCTTTCCCCAGCTCGCCGAATGAACGCATTGAGGCGACCGACACGGTGTCCATGCTACAAGCCTACGACCGGCTCTACGTCTTCCGCGAGGCGGCACAGACAGGAAACTATGCAGGCAAGCTGACCAATGCGTCAGGCATCACGGTCTCTGGCACTACGGCCACTGTGAACGTGGACGCCCATGCGTATCCCGAAGGAGCCACGGTGCGCATCGAGGGAAGCACCACGGCCGCGTTCGACGGCCATGAGTTCCGTGTCTTGGGCACTGGCCTGACAACCAACGCATTTCAAATCACCGTTCCGAGCGGCACCGCCGCGCACGCCGCGTCAGGCATCAAGGTGCGCCGCGTCAAACCACCACTCTATTGGGACGGAGGAAGCGGCAACTTTGTGCGCGCATCCGCTGGCGTGCCCTCCGAAGGACCGACCTATACCAAAATGCCAAGTGTCGGATGGGCCAGCTATATCAACAACCGCCTGTATCTTGCCCGCAACCGCGACACTGTGGCGATCAGCGACATTCTTGATCCTGACATCTACGATCCGTTCTGGAACAGCTTCCGCGCTGGTGCCGGTGGAGATGACCGCATTGTTGCGATCCATCCGTGGGTTGAAGGACAAGTGCTCGTCTTCTGCCGCAAGTCGATCTGGCTGGCGACCATTGGACAATTCTCCAGCACAGACGGCAGCGGTTTTAGTATCGATACTCCGGTCACAAGCCTTGTCCAGCTTACCAATGAGATCGGCTGCTCGGCGCGCAACACCATCGTGACCGCCGGTCAGTTTGTCTTCTTCCTCTCGGACGCCGGAATCTACCGTCTTGACAGCAGACTTGATCTCAAACTGCGCGGCGACACCACGCCTCTCTCAGAGCCGATTGCCGACCTGTTTGCAACAGTAGTCCAGTCCCGCGTGGAGAAAGTCGCCTTCGCACTCTGGCACAACAACAGATACCTAATTGCCCTGCCAACCAGCACCGAACCGCTGGACGGCAACCAACTAGTCCTTGCTTGGAACTCGCTTAACCAGCAGTGGGAATACAGGGACATCTATCCGGCCAGCGCTGCCATCAATCAGATTATGGTTGCGACCTACGACAACCAGCGCCGCATTTTTAGTATCCCGCGAACCGGCAACCTGTATTTGCTTGAAGAGAATACCAACGCCCGCGACGACAATGCGGCCAACGGCGGAACCAGTCTTGTCTCCGGTCGCATCAAAACGCGCCGCTACGGCATGGGCAGCATGCAGACGAAGCGCTTTGTCCGCAGCCTCGCCGATGTGGTCTTGCCTGACACCGCTGGCATCACGGTCAAGGCAATCACGATCAACCCAGATGCCGAGATCACGCTGGTCCCAGGGCAGACAAACACCTCTGGACTAAGCGAAGACTACACGCTCAAGCAGCCGATCCGGCAGAAGTCGCACTACTGCGAACTACAATTTGAAACCACGGCCAACCGGCCGGAAATCCGCAACGTCTCGATTGAGGCTGCTGGCCAAAGCCTGCCGCCGACTGAGACGCGCAACGCAGCATAAATAACATGGCAACCTACTCATATACCTTCAACTCTGGCGACACAGTGACGCCAACGCGAATCAATGACGCTCGCACCATCAGTGCCATTGTCAATGCCGACATTGATGCAGCGGCCGCAATCTCTGGCAGTAAAATCGCCAACGACAGCATTGCAGTGGCCAAGCTCGTCACTGCTGTGCAAGACGCATTCGTTCCAGCAGGAGCCGTGCAGGCTTTTGCAATGAACAGCGCGCCATCTGGCTGGCTTGCAGCAGATGGCTCCGCAGTAAGTCGCACGACATACGCTGCGCTTTTTAGCGCTATCGGAACGACATACGGATCTGGCGACGGCAGCACAACTTTCGCTGTTCCAGACCTTCGCGGTTACTTCGTGCGCGGCAGCGGAACCAACAGCGACGGAACAGCGGCTGGGACATTCGGGGCGAAGCAGGCAGATGACTTCAAGGCGCACACCCATACAACAGGGCAGGGCATTGTTGGCGCTGTTGGAGCCGCAGCATTTGCTGGCGGACCATTTGCTATAACGACCGCTACAGGTTCCACTGGCGGAACCGAAACCCGACCGAAGAACATTGCCATGCTGTATTGCATCAAGACGTAGCGATGACCCCATGGCAACTCGCAAAGCAATGGCACGACGGGCACGTCACAGACGAGACCTTTGAAGAAACACTAGGATGGCACCTAACCAACGGACTTATCTACAGCACGCCGCAGGTTTTTCTGCTGGCGCGGGAGGTTTATTGGGACGCAGACCGGCAGGAACTCAACGATGAGCGACAAGATCACAACGCTTGGTTCGTTGAGCTGGCTGCTAGTGCTGGCCACGCAAACCCTGTGCGGGAGTTTATGCGTGTGGCGTCACGGCCGCAGCAGTGGGCGCTTTGGTGCCGGCACAATCAATTTGAAATCCGCGCCTACGATTGGCGCAAACTTGCAAGAAAGGTAGGGCTATAATTATGGGAGGATCTGGAGGCAAAAA